TTGTTATCTGCGGCTTTTCCCTTTCTGACATGGTTGAGCGCGGAAGCTTCCGTTTGGGTGAAGCGCGCGGGCCTCCCCCCTGTGCCCCCCGCGCCTCCGGGGTCGCGACACCGGACTGCACAAGCGCGGACTTCTCCGTGGTTCGCTCGTTCACATAGGTGGTGAAGTGCTCCGGCACAATTACCATATCTGCAAACTTCGTAATTGCCATTATCTAATCTCCCTTCGTTAGGTGGCGTCAGCCGCCGCCATAAGAGCCTTTGCTCTCTCGGGGTCTGTCGCCAAAATTTCCATCTGTTTCGAGTAGTTGATGTTTCCCTTTGCCCAGGGGTTACCCTTGGCGTCCACTGCGCTGCCGCCCTTTCTCGGCTCGCTGCCTCCGTTCTGGAAGCGCGCCTTGACCTTATCGGCGACAATCTTGTCGATGAGATCTGCGAAAGATTTGACACGCGCTTTCGTGTCGTCTTCATCCGCGCCGAGCACCAGAGAGACGATATCGTCTGCGATGTCAAGGCCTGCAGCCTTCAGCTCCTGCGCTGCGAGGTAACGGTTCTTCATTTCCGCGAATTCCTTCTGCTGCGCCGCGAGCTTGTCTGCAGCTTCCTTCCGCTCGAGCTCCTTCCGCTCGTCCTCAGTGAGCTTCGCTTTCTTGAGCTCTTCCAGGGCAGCTTTCAGCTCTTCGTACTGCCGCTTGCTGTCCTCGAGCTCCTTTTTCTTTGCGTTGCCGACACGGTTCGCCGCGCGGTCCCGCTCCGACTGCAGCATCTTCTCGACAGCTGCCCGCGTCTTCTCATCGAGCCCTGCGAGCGGGTCTTCCGGATTCGACTCTCCGTCGTCCGGCTCTTTGGTGTCATCCTCACAGGTCGGCAGGAGGTCCTTGTACTCCTCCTCAGTGACCGCTCCGCTCTTCAAAAGCTCATCCAGTTTCGTCTTCTTCATACTGCTCCTCTCTGAGTGCTATCTTCGATAGCCCACTTGTGTTTTTCGGAGTGCGCGCCTCTTCCCCACCTTCCGGAGTGTCCGCCGGTGCGCCCACCAGTGCATCAAAAAAGCACAGCCGTTATGACTGTGCTTGTGTTGCTGTTATTTAGTTGGTTCGGCCGAAGAAACCGATAAGCTATGTGAAAATTATCTATCGTAGCTCCAGCCATACGTGTCTTCAAACACCTCCCGGCAATGTTCCTTAATCATTTCAAAGTAGCGCGCTAAAGCGTCTTTCGCCACCTGAGGTGCGTCTTCTCGTAGCTTTCCCTTCTCCAAGTAAGGCTCAAAAACAGCTGCTAATTTGAGCTCCTCTTCTGTATGTCTAATATGCATCCCGGTCTCCTTTCTTCTGCCTCATCTTTTTCACTCGTTGTGAGGCTTCATACTCTGCTTCTACCTCTTCAAATTTGCCTAGACAAAAAGATTCCCAAGCATATCTGCTGATCTCGTATGCCTTTTCTTCAGTAATTCCTAATTTTTTGATTCTTTTTTCGCATTTTTGCCGCAGCCATTCGAGGTAAGCATTATAATTTTTGTCTGTAATGACCGGCCAGCCTTCGTGACGTGCTTCATAATCCTGCTTCAAGTGCCACATCTCATGTATTTCAGTATAGCACTTTTCATGGGGCGGCGCATTTAAAATCGCCGGGACGTATCGCACTGTCTTCAGTACTGAATTATAGCTGCCCCACGCTTTGGGCAACTCCTCCGGAGAAACGATTATGACAGCTGGAATCTCTGTGAGCGGGATCCCAAGTTCGCGCATTGCGTCTCTGGTATTCTGAACAATCGTATGCAGCGCCTTAGGCTTTATTTTTTCCACTTTCTCTGAAACATACACCGGCGTTTTATACGTAACGATTCGGCGGGCAACCACATTTCGAATTTGTCGTGTTTCGCCGCGCTCAACCTTACCATAGTTCCGTTCCTGGATGCTATCCCCACCAAAAACTCTTGTCTCTTTCTCCATCCGGTAGGTCAAAAAGCAGCGACAGTTGATATCCTCTCCCGCTACATTCGTCTGCCCGGGCGCGGGGCCGCTTGCACCGGAGGGGAGCTTAAAATCCTCATTGAGCGGGATCTCTACGCCGTCCATGGCGGCATGATTGTAAAAACCAGGCTTGCCGCTCTTCCAGCCTTTCTTTGTCTTATATCTACGGTTCGGCCGGACGCGCTCATCCTTCATGGTGTTCCAGCGTTTCAGCATCTGGTAACCCGCAGGAGCGGCTTTCTCCTGCAGCGCCGCCGCTGCGTCGCTGTTACCGGCCTCTCTGACTCTGTGCGCCTCTGTCCTAGCAATGCGGACAGCCTTGCCGTAGTATCCGCCTGCGCCATCTGCGCCCGCAAGGGTCTCTGCGATACGCCGTGTCATCGTGTCATAGCGGTCGCCCTGGCTTAATCCCACGCCGACCGATTGCTTTATGCCGTAGATGATTTCTCCGCGCTTCTTCTCCAGACGATCCGCAAGCGTGAGGCCGTTCACAGGGTTGTGTACTGCCTCCGCGATTACCTCCGGAGCGACCGCGCGGATTGTCTGAAGGCTCTCCTGCAAGGCATCATCGGTCGCAGCGCGCTGCACCGCTGACACCATGCCGTCATAGCATTTTGCGTAGCTCTCTTTGGCAAGCTGCTCTATGATACGGCTCTCCTCGAGGGACGCGATGCCGGTACTCCGCATAATCTCTTCCAAGAGCCTTGCGTCCATGCCGTCGCGATGCAGCACAGCGTAGTCAATCGCTCCCGTTTCCGGATCCGCATACCGTGCATACGATTCAGCGACACGCTCGCCTATTTCCTTCATGAGCCGCCTATAAAGCTTTTTGAGATCCTTCACGGCGCTCTGCTCTCTGTGCTCTTCGATTCTCCGGACTGTGCTTAAGTACCGGTTCAGCGCGTCGCCTGTGCTGCTCATTCAGCTTCACCGCCCTCAGGTGGTACACTCATTCCCTTTTTGCCTACCGTGCCTTCCTTGGCCGTCTCGTCGCTCTCAGGGGCTTTCCCGAAAAGGTTCAGCGCGTCCTGCTGTCGCTCCTCTTTCAGCGCAAGCAGATAGTCGATATCGTCGACCGCAGAGAGCTGATTGTAGGCAATCTCATCCGGCACGCCTGCATTGATAAGCGCCTGCACGGCCTGCGCCTCCGAGAGCACATCGACCGGGAAATTGCGCTTGTATTCGACATACGCCTGTAGGTAGTCAAAAGGGATGCTCTTTTTCATAAAGGCCGAGCCGAGCAGCCGGAACATATAGACATCCGCGCTGTTCATCTTCGCCTCAAATGCGCCGCACTTTGCCTCGAAAGCGGTGAGCTTAAATTTGAGGCTGATGCCCGATGCTGCATTGAAGGTTTCGTCATTCAGATTTGGTGTTTTGGAGAAGCGATAGATATTTCTCTCGAGGCGGTCGAGGTGATGCTCGTTAAAGCTGTCGTTGATGTCCTTCGTGAGGTAATAAACCCGGTGCGTGCTGTCCGCATATCCGGGGCTTATCTGCAGCACGCCTGCGCGCTCCACCTCTGCAAGCTGCGCCTGGGAAAGTTCGCCGATGCCGTCAAGGACCTGCAGCGCGTGGGTGTTACCCTCAGCGTCGTTTGCGTTGTCCGATACGGTCTTGTCGTACTCATCGATGAGTGCCATGACACGCTCCGCGCTGCTAAGCATCTCGCCATTCAGCGGGATTGCCTGGAGCGGGCAGAAATCGAAGAGGTGCTCTTCCTCTCCGGAACGGATGAAATTGCCGAGAGCGCCCTCAAAGTGATGCACGCTGTGCCCGTCATAGGCGTCCGCGTGCCACACCTCTGCGCCGGAGATGCCTGTGGTTGCGTAGTACCGGACAGCGTAGTCAGGCTCTTGAATCTTGTCCCGTGCCAGCACGATAGTCTCATACGGCGGCACGACCATCACGCGCTCATCACCGTGCCGGTCAATGTAGAAAAGCCTTCCGGCATAGCCGCACACGGAAGCGAACTTTGTAACTTCAAGGTTTACATCATACATATTGTTCCGTGTGACAAATTCGGAGAGTGCCTTTTTCGCTGCCTCAACGGCAGCCTCTCCGCCGGTCGCGCTCTCCGCGCTCTCATCCTCTGCATAGCTGTAGGATGCAGCCTTTCCGGCAAAATACCCGACCATCACATCATTGATTTCGCCGAAAAAGTCGTTATTGACTTTATTATTCAGCTGCGGAACCGCATTGCCGCTGCCGTCTTCCAGCCCGTCCGAGAAGCGCGGGACGCGCGAAAAGATAGGCACCTTGTCCTCGTAGCATTTATACCGCTCGTATAAATCCTTCGTGCGACAGCGGTTCAGCTGATGCGCATTGATAATGCGGTTTACGATGTCATCCGTAAAGCCGTTTTCGTCGATATAGTCGATGTACTCGCTGTAATCGGGATAATCGTCGGTTCTCCTCATAGTCTTGCCTTTCCGGGCTCTGCCCTTGCGCCGCCGTATAGCACTCCGATGCCGTATCGCATGGAGTCCATGCCGTGTGAAAATTCGTGGTCGGGCTTGTCTGTCGGCTGCCCGTCGCGGCCTTTTGCCCAGCAATAATTCTCGATTTCTTTCTTGAATTCGATGCAGCGCGGATGCACGACAATCTGAAAATTCTGAATGAATTGAATGCCGTGATTCACACTGTCGCGGCCTTTAAGCGACGGGTCTCCCGTTTTGCTCACGGCGACCCCGCCCTCGAGGCCGGGCTGGTCCCCGCGCCTCCGCGCT